TAGTTACCATGTCAATGCCAGCTAAAGTCCCAAGATTTTTAGCATATTCAGTATTTGGATCCAACCCAGTAAATTCCGTAGTCCAGGTATTAGATGGTGTATTATCATTAGTAACCTCTACAGTTACTGTTTCGGTAGAACATCCCAACGAGTGACACAACGTCAATGTATATGTTCTACTAGCTCCACCACTACCAGCTACAGATTGAGGTAAATTAGTTACCTCAAAAGATCCACTAGTACTTGGATTTGGAACAGAAGCAGAATAAGTACCAGAACTGATTGTGGCACTGGTAATAGTTAGATCAGATGACGCCGACCAACTCAATGTAGTGTTATAATTTGGAATTCCATCTGTGCCGCTAGTTTGTGGATTAGGAGAAGCAGTAAAAGAAGAAATATTAGGTAGATCTACAACTGTTAAAGTAACACTATCACCTGAATCTCCAGCAGGACCTTCGGCAGTAATATCGTATGTTGTAGTATTTTGTGGATTAACTGTGACACTACCAGAAAGACCAGGATTTGTGACACCAGTAACAGCTATATCAGTAATATCACCAGCAGATGTCCAAGAGAGTGTTGCTCCACTACCATTTCTTAAAATAGTTGATGGAGATACACTAATAGAAGTGTTTGGTGGAACAGATACATTATGTGGAGCAATCCAGCGTTCGTTACCAAAAGTGGTATTAACAACTAAGACAAATCCAGCAGCATTACAATCAGAAATAAACTGGTTATAAGAATCTTGGACATCAGCCAAAACAGTAGAACCAGAAGTATCAACTGCTAATGATACGACACTTCCTTCTTCTGCTTGATCTAATCCAGTAATAGTAAACCAATCAGAAGTTGGTGGAACTGTTGACGTTCCATATTTACTATCTAATCTACTAACAGTAATAGGACCAAAAGTAAGAGGATCACTATTCCACGCACTAGGAAGACCTAATTGACTGGTATATGATGGTTGTGGATTTAATAACCAAAATTCTCTATTTGGATATGTACTTCTAAAAGTATTAAAGTCAGAATTTCTATTATTAAGATGAGTGGAAGTATCCGCTTCGTCAACTACAGATATACAAACTACTTTTGCTGCCATATCAGAACTTGATAATGTATTCTACTAAAATGTATGGAGGAGTTGCTTCATCCAACTTGTAAATATTTTCTGTGGTGATAGTAACCGTAGTTTCTAGTCCTAAAGGATCAATTTCAATTTCACCAGTAGCAGGTTCTAACAACTGATAAGTCATTTCATTAGCAGCAGCAATATCAGCACTACTAGGAAATTGAACTTGGTGTGAGTGGGCAACAACAGCAGATGATCCTGTTGGTTGTTGAACCTGAACTAGATTATTAGATCCCTCGTTTTGAGCATCGTTACCACCTAAAGCAGCACCGTCATTACTAACAAAGATAGAATCCGACCAGTTTCCCAAATAACTAAAAACACCAATTGTAGCATCATGTCCATGTGCCTGGAATGCTTGATCGCTAAGGAAAGCATTCAATGTATTTCCATCAGAAGAAATAGTTTTAAACTGAGGATTACCAATGAAACTTTTTGCTGTAAAAGGAACCAGCTCAAAAGTACCGCCGTATGTAATTGTTTGTGTACTACCAACCAAAGATGAGATCTCAACCTCAGAACCTACTCTATATCCCTGAGTAGAATCTGTATTTTCGATCTTGGAATTCAAGAATGTACCAGAAGAAGCAGATCCAGAAATATACTTAGATCCTAAATCAGGTAACGCAAACTCATTGGATGATAGTTCTTGTCCCTCTTTTTGGAATTTACAATTATCTCCTGTCCCTAGAATTTCTGCTAGAACAGGATACTCGGAAGCACTAAGTACAGAACCATCACATCTTAAAAATCCTGCTGGTAAATATGCTCTCCAATTACCAGCGTCAGGAGTATTTCCTGCTGGTAATTGTTGTGGAAAAGGAATGATAGTACCAGCGACACCACCAAACCTAGCTTTTTCGTTAACGTAGTAGCGTGCCATTTAATAAGCCCTGATGAGATTGGTCATTGTGAGTGATGCCACTCTAGTAGTAAATCTGATTTGTAAAGCATTAGGAATATTGTCTGGAGTAACTAGAGGTTGTGCTTTTACCTGTATTTGTTCAGATACATCGAGATTAGTTCCATCATATTGAACAGAAAATGTTCCATCATGATCGTGAGATTCAATAACATCAACACTTCCAAAACTATTTGAGGCAGTATCATTCAAAAAGTCGGTAGCAGCATGATTAAATAACACTGGAAATGGTCCATGATCTACTGCACCAGCATCATTATTATCAATTACTTTCAAGACATTTGCTGTAGCAACTGCTTGAGAAGAATCGGAGAAAGGAACAGTAAATCCAGGATGAAATTCACCTTCTTGCTTCAACCACGCCAATTTTTGACCAGCATCTCCAGTTTTACTGGCAGTTTTGCCAACAGATGTATTGTTAGCAGCATCTCTTAAATTCTTAACACCAACGCTAGCACCAGCATCAAACCAAGATTTTCCAACACCGTGACCAGCTTGTGCTGTACCAGCAGGAATATATCCTTTTAAAGGTAATCCACCACCAACAATAGCGATGGCATATCTACCAGGACCAGCAGTAAATGGAGATGTTTGCATGTTAGTAATTTGGGTTTTATTACTTCCAATATAAACACCTGGGTTAGCACTACAAAATAGTTCTAAAGGAACATTAATTGGGCATCCAATACCAAAAGGTTGTTCTGGTGGACATGGATTACGTCTAGAAGCAAAGTCGGCAAATGTAAAGTCAGGAGTAGCAAATACACAAGCACCGTTTCCTGGTCGATCGTTAGCATCATTATAATTAAGAGTATCGTACAATCCCTCGTGGAAGTGCTGTGCCATGTGATATCTTCCTAGTTTCCTAGGCATAACATACACATCCTTAATACCAAATCCTTTAATAATACTTTGTCCAGTAATAGTACCCTCGAAATAAGAATCTCCAATCTGATTGATAGTAATTGTTAAATCATTTGTCGTCGCTACACCACCATCAGTACTAAAAACATCACCTTCAATTATTAATCGATCTCCAATTTCATAACCTTCTCCTTTCTGTTTTGTTGCTACAGAATACGTACCATCGGTATTAATTACCACCAAGAAAGCAGCGCCCGTTCCAGAACTAGTATCTCCAGAATTTATATTAGTACTAGGTTGAACATCATCACCAGAAACTGTATAAACCTTAGCTGTGTCTACATCGGGAGCAGTTCCAGTGGAAGAAACTGCTACAATAGTACCGTTAGGATCTGGAACATATTCTAAACTAATATCAGTTAAAGCATTTTGTACGTTTGGAGGACCCAAATCTCCTGGTTCAAATCCACCAATAGAATCACCAATATAATCCTTAACAATATTCAAAGCAGCTGGATTATCAATCGGAGACGGAACAGCGCCAGCAACAATGGTCTCTGCTTTTAAATTTACAGTAGTAGAATTAGCTTGAGTTCCTGATGTATGAGTGGGAGCAGTTGTTCCTAATGTGCCAGAAGCAGCTGTTGCGGAAATAAGTTGAACCAAATAATACTTACCACTAGAGACAATAATATCTCCATCATAAACTGTAGCACCAGCACTCCAAGCATCAACATTGCTACCAGAATATAGTCCAAAATATCCTGTAGAAATATCGGCAGCTGCCTTATCATTCATTGGGGGTAAACGGAACGTTCCTGTGTAATTTGGAAATGTTCCTTGAAAACTTGTTCCACCATAAGTGTCTCTAAGTACACGTGCTAAAAGTGGATAATCGCCAGCATTTAGTTCTTGATTATTACACAACAACCATCCTGCTGGAATGTCCGATAGGTCTCCTCCCCATGGTTGCATTGAACCAATAGGGAGGGCTCTTTGTGTTTTTGTTACAGCGTATCCTGGCATTTTTAGATTAGATCTCCATTAACCACCAACCGAGTGCTGAGGATGGAGCACCAGTAGATGTTCCATCGTAGTTCGTGCCGCCAAGATAAATTAAACCAAAGGCAGCATGAGGTGTTTGTACAACCAATTCACCACCATCATAGTCGGTGGAAGATAGATCAGGTGAATTGCCATTTGTATTATCACCTTGAATAGCAACGCCGTCAGGAGCTCTCATTCTTAGAGAGATGTTGTACGTTAGATTACCACCAACATCAACGATTCTAATTACATCACCAACTCCTGGTTCAGATGGTAACTTGATAGTCATATCAGCAGAAGGAGCAACGAAGTAACTAACATTGCTTTCTGCTTGATGTAGTTGAGTACCAGCACCAACAAACTCCCACTTTCTAGCACCCTTAGGTGTAAAGAATCCTTCTTGTTCAGCGAAGTTTATAGAACCATCGCTTTCAACCTCAAAGAGTTCTTCTGGTTCACGTAACTTCAGGAAGGTATATGAAATACCACCAATAGTTTGAGTGCCAGTGCTGTGAGTTGGAGGAGTAGAACCAGAGGTTCCATCAGTATTTACAGTGTATATATTCGTGCTGTAATAGACAGTATCTCCATCAGCATACGAAGTAGATGCTTGCCATTCAGGTGAATCATCAATTTTATTAACCTGGAATTGACCACCATTTAGTTTGATGCTACCATCAAAGTTGTTCATTGCTGAACCTTGGATGTTAACAACACCAGCAAGAGTTAAGTTACCGCTGCTATTGTTAACAAACAGTTTTTGATTACTTGTAACATCACCACTAATTAGGAAGTCACCACCACGTAAGGTAGTATCTCCAGTGTCACCATCAACTCTTAGACGGTCACAATCAGCACCACCAATCCAGAGATCACCACGTGAACAGATATCGCCATCAGCAGAATCAACCGAGAATGTAGTGGTTCCAGAACCATTAGTAATGATTAGTTTCTGTGAATCGTTTGCCGTAGATCCTTCAAGTGTAATTGACTTATTAACTTCAAGATTACCAGTGACAACGGTATCGCCATTGGTTGAATCAACCTCAAATTGAATTACAGGGGTTGTGTCATTACCATCAGTAATTACAAACTTCTGAGGTGAAGTTGTATTGATGTCAGTAATGATAGCAAGTTCAGTGTCGCTGAATCTTAGGATGTCACCAACACCAATAGATCCAGAGAAGTCACCAGTGTTAACATCAGCACTAGTGCCGCTGGTTGCTGTTGGTAAACCATTAACATCTTCAATGTAGCTAACATTTTCAGCAAGGTTGTATCTAACAAGAGGAGTGTTGGCAGGGTGGTCAGCTCTAATGAACTTATAACCACTATTTGGAGTGCCAGCAGGTTGATTAGCAGGAGTTCCTGTGATTAGAGTACCATCCTCATTACGCTGGTTCATACCTCTTCTGACCTTGATCTGAAGTGGAGAGTCAGTACCAATAGCGTTCAGGTTTGTTAGTTCTAGAATCTCAACTAGTTCGCTATACTGTTCACCAACTGGAGCATCACCTTGTGTAGATTCGCCACCAATTAATGAGAGACTCGTGCTAGGTAGAGTAGCAAATGTCCTATCAAGAGTAATAGTAGTGCCTGTGATTGCGGTAATCCTAGCAACTTTATTACTTGGGAAATCCGCGTTGGGAGCGTCTTGACTAGGGTCAAATACTGCTCCATCTGTTTGAATTTCAACAAAGTTATCAGTAAGGTCGCCAGTTAATTGGTTGACCCAAGTAACATCAGTACAGTTAACAAGTTGATTACCAGCAGAAGCACCAGTAGCACTGAATCTAGTTGGATCTTCAATAGCAAGTCTAGAGCGATCGATTAGGATATAAGCACCAGTTTGGAAGTTGACGGTTGTGCTAGGAAGATCGAAGGTTAGATAGTATTCATCGACAGGAGTTCCAACTTTATAGTTAGTAGCATCACCCCATGGTTGATTACCATCGGTAGCAATTGCTCTGTCTACATCCTGTCTAGTAAAGAGGTCAATGTTAGCATCATCAATATCACCTTGATCATGAGCAGGAGCAGTGGTGGAGAATGAACCTCTAGTTACTTGGAACTCACCAGAGTTTAGACCACCAGAGAGTGTTACATCACCCTCCATTCTAGTTGCTGCCTTAACAGTCAAGCTGTTATTGATTTGAGTAAATCCACCATCAGCACCAATGTACAATCTAGAAGCAGAAGTACCAAAATAAACCTTACTTGTAGTCAAGGTGAACATGTTCACCCTTTCTGTATTAGCTTGTAAATTGACTTGTCCAGAACCAGTAGTAAATCCAGTACCGAAGGTTGTGTCACCATCAACCTGAGTAAATCTATTCTTAATCTTGAATACAGAACCCGTATCTAGCGAGTTAGATTCTTTGTTGAATACACCACCAAACTGAAGAACTGAATATCTAGTAGTATCAGTCGAATTATTCTGAATAGTACCGATATTAACTTTAGATTGAATACCAGACGTTCCAGTGTGGATATTCAGTTCACTAGTAAGAGCAAACGTACCGATATTAATCGTCTGATTGCCAGCATTTGTAGAAAGGTTAAATGTCTGTGTATCACTGCTGCCTAGAGCATTACCAAAGTTAATTGTAGTAGCGTCACTAGCAAATGATAATTGAGTTACATTACCCGAAAGTAGCGAGAATGAACTATTTGTACTTGTTAAAGAACCACCATTGACTGCTAAATTCTCTTCGAACAGAGCATTTTCGGTCAATCTCATATCACCAACAACCGTCAAGGTGTGGTTCATGTCGGTTTCTTCGACATTGAGACCTAAACGACCACCAGAGTGAATTCTGGCATTACCATCTGCCTGTAGACCGTTACTTGTAGCAACACGGAGAGTTGCTTCATCATTAGGAGCAGTAGAATCTCCGCCGATGAGTAGAGCATTATCAACATCATTGAATGTTCTATCAGCTAAAGTAGAGTGAACATTGTAATTTGTAGACGTTAATGTTCTGCCGCTAATGAAAGCATTACCAACAACGTCAAGATTTGCTCTTGGAGTTGTAGCAGCAGAGACAAATCCTTCTGTATAATCACTGTGTGCTGTTCTAGCAAGGGTGTTAATACCAAGAGCATATTGACCGTTAACTTCGGTATTTGTTCTAAGTGCTTCAGCACCTAAAACACCAACTTCCTTCCACTTGTTCTCACCAGTAGAAATTACTACGGTATTACCAATGTTTCCGATAGCAGTACCGCCTTGAGTGTCAGCAGAAGCTGTGCTAACGTTAATTGGGGATAGAACTTCAAACCATGATGTATCTTTAGCATAAACAGTTCTAAGACCATTAATGCTAATAAATCTCGTTCCCTCAGTAGTATCGCCAACTCCTTCAATCTTCACAACTGTTTGACCAACAGTAAGATCGGCAGTAGTTTGACCAGACGCCATGTTAAATCTAACTACATTGCCACCCATTGCCATGATATTATCAATGTTGGCAGTGATTGGAGTGTAGAAGTTAGCAAAGATCCAACCAAGTGATCCTGTCTTACCAACTTCAGAACCCTTGAGAAGAACGTCACCAGCAGTTGGAGCGGCGGTGCCATAAGAAACAGAAATACCTAAATTGCTATTTGTTTGATTTGGCGTAGCGTTAGTTGGATTATATGGAGAAGCACCAACGTGAGTTCTGATGCTATAATCCTGACCAGCAAGGGCAGAATTACCTCTTGGGTTCAATCTAAAGATAGCAGAGAATACTTGGTTCTGATGAATAACTACATTACCTTCAGAAGCAATTGTGCTTCTATTCCAAGAAGCACTGTCTAGAGTAACGTCACCGCCAGCAAAAGAGTCAACATTAGAAACAACAGTGAAGGCGTTTGGTTCATCTTCATCAACGTTAATTGTTACTGGATTGTTGAATAGAGCATCGCCATCAACCGTAATTTCCTGCTCAAAAGCAACAGGAAGTTCGAAGGTAGTAACAAGACCGCCAACGTCCTCACCATCATCATCGGATGATAGTAGTTCTGCTCTCTCAAGGAATGTCTCTTCGCCTGTAATAGCGTTGATCTTACGGTTACCGATATAGAGGTCACCGTTGGAGTTTAGACCCGTGTAGAAGACGATACCGCCGTCTTCACGCTTCGCCTGAGCATAGAAGTCCTGAATGTCTTCTAGAACAACTTCCTGACGGAGTGGGAAACCAGTTGAGTAGTTACCAGGACCGAAACCAAGGTATTCAAACGTGTGGTTACCAGATCTAGCAATCGAAGGACGACGTAGTTCGACGTATAGTCGCTGTTCTGTTGGGAATGGAGAATCACCAGCGATAGGAATCAAACGATCTTCTGAACCAGAAGCAGCGTTACCATCTTGAGCTTCAATCTTATTAGTTACATAATCATATCTGCTAAGAGCAGGGTTCTTAATAAGTTCTTCGACAACTTCCTTGGTTGTGCTGTTCTTATAGTCGTTTGTAGTAACAAGACCATGAATGAAGTTATCGGCAGCACAAACAGTAGATGGAGTATCAAGAATTGTTGTATCTCTAGTACCATCTGGACGTACCTGGAACCACAGTGGATCGTTCTTGTAGTCAAGAGGATAAAGTTGACCGATTGGTTGAGAGAACTTGAAGTTACGGAAGTTTGTACCAACACCAGCACCAGTAGGATATGGAGAGATGTTACCCTTAACACAAGTTAGATAGTAAATACCTTCCTGCTGGTTAGGAATACGACGCTTGATCTCTTCAACATCAAAGATATAGAATGTATCTTCAATTTCACCAAGATCAGTAACAGAAGCAATCTCATAAGGATTGTTGTCATCGTCTCTAATGATGTCACCAGGGGTTAAAGTGAAGACGTTGGTTTCCTTATCGCTATAGAGATAATCTTCCTTGAGTGACTTGGACTTAGAGAAGTTAGGTGAACCAACACTATCCTGCTTAGCAAGCAATTTAGCATAAATTATTTCTTGGTTACCGTTAGAGTCAAATACTGGATCGTTGTCAGCATCTAGAACAGGTTGATAAAGAGTTGTAGCAACAACAGGGTTGTACTCAACTGTTTCTCTTTCTTCGTTGTTCTCTTCTAGCTCTTTAAGGATGAGATAGTGATCATCTGTTCCATCAGGGTTGAAGTAACCTTGAACGTAACCAGAACCACTAGCAAATCCGTTCCAGAAAATCTTGTTTAGATCGTTATTTTCTGATGTATTAACTCTAAACTGTCCACTACCAGGACCTTGAGGAGCAGTAATCTTAACGGTGATGAACTGTTCATTTCTTACGGCATCATCGGTGATAGTATGATCGAAAGCAACCAGTTCTAAGTAACCATCATCATTAATTCTAGCAGATTGAACGCTAAACGCTACCTTAGAATCTGTCTTGTCAGAAGTAATCTGCTTGACTGAAGTGCTATTGTAGGGATCATATGTAAAGCTGCTGTTGTAGCTAGGATCGGTAGTTGGAATTCCTAATTGCTGAGATACAGTACCACCAGAAAGTAATGGAATTTGAATTTCAAACAAGGCAGCATTAGGAATACCAGATTGAGCAGGTTTCAGTACGATTCTTTGTGGAACAAGTCGTCTAGTAGAGTCAGTTCTTGCCTTAAGAACAAATCCATTAAGAGGATCACGTACACCATCAGCAAACTTAGGAATGACATAACGTAAACGATAAATTCTATCTAAAGCACTCCTATCATCAGTCAATCTTTCGAAGGTAGTATTCTTAGAACGAGCATCCTTAAGATCTTGACCGATCTGATTCATTCTAGCGATAATATTAGTAGCAGGATCAAAGTCATCAGTTACTTGAATATACCACTGACCTGTAGTTGTTTCTTGATTATCTGGTTGTAAAGCACTATCATCTCTAGTAGGATCAAATAGAACTGGAGATTCACGCTTATTAGCAAAGACATAGAAGTTTTGACCAAATCCATTGCTAAATGTGATGCTAGGAGAACCAGCTACAGCAGCTGCTTTAGTAGCGAATACCGAGAAAGTTTTCTCAGTGACATACCTAGCATAGTAGAACTGATTAGGATTGACAGCAGTTCCACCAGGAAGTTGTGGAAGATCTGAATTTGTACCAAATGTTCTGAAGAAGATTTCCTGTACGTGTTGCTCACTTCCAGGAACATCAAAAATGTGTGGAACATCTGTTTGAATTACATTAGTTTGTCCCGTTGGGAAGTTACAGAGATATTGGTGTAGATTATATGGTTCGTCAAGAACATATTGATACAGGTCAATCTGTACATCGAAATCTACGGACTCGGTTTCGGGCGAGTACATGTAGATACCAGCAGCAGCATTCTCTTTAGTTGTTGCCAGCATCAACTTAGTAGTATTCAAATTAGTGAATACATTTGGATAAGTCGAACCATCCGAGTAATCTTCTGGTTGTGTAGTTCTACCAGGAGCAATTACATAATAAATTGTGTTAGTATCAAATCCTTTTGGAAGGCGAATAACACGCTTGTCTACTGCTTCGGCAGAAACACCATCTCTAACTCTAGGAACTAATCTTACGGGGGTTCCAGTTTCGAAGTAGTGGGGGTTGGAAGATCCACCACCAGTATTAACGGTGAATACAGTTGCTCTGGCAGCGAGATTAGCAGTATCAACTACTGGCTCGACTCTCGTAGCAACAGTAAATGCTGGTTCTGTTTTGGTAATACCAAGTAGATTACCAGGATTTCCAGGAGTACCAATTGACTGAGTAATAATGCCAGTTAAAGTAGTAATAGTGGTTGCTACACCAGCACAATCTGGATTAGGATCTCCAACTGGTTGATACTGACCAGGAAGACCAGAGATATCACCAAGAACACCGAAGTCAGTAACTTGAGTGTATGTATTTTGAACACCAGATTCTTTGGTAACGGTCTGGTTTCTCATTACCTGAATAGCAACATCTCTAGCAGCAGTATATACTTCTACAGACTGAGGTCTTTCTCCATCCAACAATCCAGGTTGTGTGACGTAAATAACACCAGCTTCGTAGATCTTATCGTTACCGCCATACTTGATGTTATATGCCATCGCTTCTAATACATCGACGACATCATCCATACAATCTTGTGGATCTCCAGTTGGAGTTACAAATCCAGGATTGTTGGCAAGCATACGATCATATGCTTCAGCAGCGATGAATTCCTTGTTAGCAAGAATCAAATTGCTAGCATCAACTTCGGTGCCACCAAGAGGTGTTAGACCATTGTTTAGAATTAAGAAGAATTCGGTGAAGTAATCTTGGATAATGGTAGCAACACCAGAACACTCTGGATAACCATCATCTGCTGTAGCAGGCCATGTTGATGTGTCTTGTAAAACAGAACTATCTCTTACAGGATTGATACTGCTGAATCCACCAACCAAAATATCATCACTATCAGCAGTAGTAGTAGTTTGTGGGAACTCGAAATGTAATACAACTCCAGTTGTTGTTCCTGTTAGTGTCTGACTAGCAGTAACAGAGTTACCTAGGTTGACTTGAAGAACACCTTCGGAATCTGTTGATAGAGTAGGAGCAGCGTTTCCAATTTCAATCTTTTCAGAATCAATAACTCTCTTAACATAAACAGGACCACCAATTACGTTAGAAGCACCTGTTAATGGTGTAGCAGTTCCTCTTCTTAGTCTACCATTGGTAAAGTTGGCAGTGAGAGGATCAGCGCCTTCAGCAGTATCAGTATAATCATACTGATTTACAACCATACCAACCAAGATACCTTGAGTATTACCAATATTAAGGATAGAAGAACCATCAGTTGTTTCTACGTCTCTAATAACGTAGTCAAAGTTCCTCATAGCAGCAATACAGAGGTTCTTAACATAATCGTATGCTTCTACAGATTCGTTAAGTTCACCATCGATGTATGATAGCGTACCACCAACATAGTAACCTTCTGCTGCTTGAATAACATTAATGTTACCACCAACTCTTAAGTCTTGAATAACAGCATCTACAATATAACCAATATCTCTTTCACACTTGGAGATGGTAATATCAGTATTAGTTTGTAGTTCTGGATACTTAGTAATAATGTAATTATATGCTTCATTCTGGATGAATGCTTTGTTTGTTTCAATTAAGTTAGAAGCATCCTGGGCATTGTTATTAATAGTAACGCCATCTGGATTTAAAGTTTCTAAAGAAACGGAGTATTGCTTAAATCCAGTTGGAGTTAAGGTTTCCGAATAGATATCGCTACCACCACCCGCTTTAGGCAGTTTGAGATAGATTTTATCATCAGTTAAAGCGCCAAGTCTATAACCATCAATAGAAGTAGCTGGTTTAGTAAATGGTGAATAGACATCATCTCCAGAATAATATAGTTTAGTCTGGTTTCCAGTGATTTTAGTCGCCTGGTTGGAAAGAGGATAGTACTTTAAACTCTCAACATTGAAGGAACTGGTGTCAACCTTCTTAACAGGAACAATGTCAGTAATATAACCACCCTTATCTTGGTTAAAGGAGAATCCTTTGTAACCAACAGAGTGTAGAGATGTGTTACCAAAGTTAGAGTTTGAGTTGGTGATGGACATGTCACCACCTGACTCCATCAAGAAGTGATCGAAGAATCCAACAGCGAAGACCGAAACACACTGGATGAAGGAGTCATCAGAAGCACGGATGTGGAAGTTTCTCCAGTCATCTTTCCAATAAGCATCACCCTTAGTGTGATAAGCAGTGGTTGCAAAAGCATCAGTTAGTGATGCCTGGTTCCAGGTATTGCTGAACTCATCATAGCGGATAAAGGCACGGTCGTCTTTCTGTAGTGAAACACCCGTGTACTGGGCAACAACCATCGACTTGAATCCAGTTGCCTTGGATCCATCTGCCCACATACCACACTGACCCCAGGTGGAACGAATTGAGCAGTTAAAGACGTATGGCGAAGCAGATTCAACAGAGTCAATCTCTGCCTGTACTCTAGCAGAAATATTGACATCGGGAGTTTGATATAGTTGCTCTAGATCTAGACCCAATTGTTGTGGAGTTAGAGCTACTTCATAAACAAATAGTTTTGGATCAGTAGCGTCAATCTCGGTGACTTTAAATGTGCCATTTAGTCCTTCATCTAGACCATTATCGATAACGGCAACATACTGCTCTTTAAAGTATCCATGAGCAGTTTTAGTTGTGACTTGAACTCTTGTTTTACCAGAAGCAGTTTGACCAAGAAGTTTGATACCAGTAATACTTCTCGTATCAGATAAAGGTCCAACAATTCTGTTTTCTTGTGGTAGTTGTAAGAAGTCACCATCATCAATGTCAGTTTGGAACAGAGCAAACGCTCTAGCAACTTTATCATAATAAATTTGAAGATCTGACGTATCAGCATACGTCATGATACAGATCTTATGGTGAGAATACTCAGGAATTGCTAAAGCAGTGTTATTTCCTTTCTGATAGTAAACTTTACCTACACTAGCATTAGTATCATATAGAGGAGAATTGTTCGAAAGATCACCGTCTTTAATAGTAAACTGCCAGAGATAGCAACCACCAGTTAGATTGAAGATTGATGTTCTCTCTTGGGTTCCGTCAGCGGGATCAGGAACGTATAGAGGACGAACGACGGTACGACGAAGGTCATAACCAATAAGAGAGCAACCTCTAGGGACAATAGCGCCACCACTAGGAGCGTTAAATTTGTAGAGAACATTGTCTGGATTACTTAGATCTAGAATTGAATTATCTTGCCACTCTTCTAAAGCTCTGTTATAGTTAAATACTGGAATATCACCACTAACTTGTACATTAGACAAGCTGTTTAGATCACCATCAGCAATAACAGTAGTAGCAATAGAAACTAAAGTATCGATATTTGCCTGAACGTCAATACAAGTGGCAGCATTACCTGATGGGAGGTTTGGAATAGTAGGATCATTTGTTTCATAACCAGCATACTCAGCAGGACCAGAAAGAATACCGAGGTCCTTAGAATACAGTTGGTTGGTGATTGCTTTCTTTATCATGTCACCAGCCTTATTAAAGGCAATGACAGATTGTGATTCTTCACCTAGTAGACCATTACTAATAGGAAGACCATTCTTATCAAAATAAGATTTGACAAAGTTGATTACACTACCATTTCCTCCGTTAGGGAGATCAGCAGCAATAGCATCTACAAGGTAACCAATATCTCTCTTACACTTACTTTCACCAGCTTCAGGAGTAGCAACAGTTTCTTCGGGGAAGTTTTCTAGCGTTCCTTGTGTAAAATAAGTAGAAACAAGAGTAGCAAGAGTGTCGATAGTAGATCTTACACCAGCACAAGAAGCAGCAGATAGATTATCACCAGTAGCAGGATCGGCAGTGATAGTTTCATCCTTGTAACCCAATTGATTGGTTACAGCTGCTTTCATCAAATCTCTAGCGTAATTAAATACGATTAGGGATTGTACTTCTTCACCTTGGAGACCATCATCAATCCAAGCATTTCCAGCAGCATTAAAGTAATTCTGAATATACTTTCTAGTATAACGATTGCCGCCGCCAAGGGAGATATCCAGAGAAATAGCATCTAGATAGTAACCAGTATCACGGAAGCACTTAGATGTGCCAGTTTGAATGCTGCTAGGAGATTCAGCAGGAAGGCTGTTTAGATTTCCTGCCTGTAGTGCCGTGATAACAATAGATGATAGTGTATTGAGGTTTGACTGTACACCAGCACAGACAGGTGATCCAGTGTCAACAGTAATAGTGGTATCTCTATACCACGATGTCATATCTACTACAGAAGACGATCCCCCAATAGCAGCATTGACAGTAACAGATGTAGCATTGATAGCAGCAGCATACATCAGTTGAATAGCGGCATCAAAGGCGACTACAGATTCGTCTACTTCGCCGTCAACACCGTTAGTGATTAAAACACCATTACCGTCAAAATACTGCTGAGTAAAATCTCTAGAATACTTAACACTACCATAGAACATATCTAGAGCGATATGTTCAATAAAATATCCGATGTCACGCTTACACTTTGCTTCAGTAGCAGCAACAGCGGGATATAAAGCGAACATGAAATCCCATGCCGCATTTTGAATATATTCTTTGTTTCTAAGGATTAGACGATAAGCGTCGGCACGTCTATTGAAATCCAGACCTGAAGTAGGAGCAGCAGGATCATCCATTGGGATAACCCAATCTTGACCCCAAGCAGATTCGTCATATTGTACAGAAAGTTCGGCAACAGATCTTGCTTGGATATAATCTCTGTTTTTCTGAATTAGACGATAAGAATCTTGATAACGTGATACAGAGTCAGTTACAGTATCACCAGGAACTACCCAATCAGTTCCCCAAGCAGATTCATCATACTCAATGAGAATTTCAGCAAAAGATCGGTCGATAATCTCTTGACGGTTAGCAACAATTAGGTCTTTTGCGTCGTAATAACGCTGATACTGGTTACCAGCAGATGTTAAAGTTGCTAAACCAGGACGGTTGTCAATATAGTGATCACCAGGCATCAGCATAATGCTGAACTGGTCAAATCTATCAGGAACTGATTCTCCTCCTGAAGCAGGAAGGAACGAGTATCTAGCTACCTCAATGAAGGCTCTCTGGATTGTTTTAAAAGGACGTAGAGGACTATTACCCCTATTGTCTAGTTCATCAGTAGCATTGAAGTCGTCTGGTGATACGTATAAGTATTTTCCAGTCTTACTTGAATACAGGTTATCAAGTCTTGTAAGAGCCATAATAGATTAGCCGACCTAGGGTTTATCTTCTTCTTCAATGTATTTATACACAATGAGAGAGACCCCCCTCGACTTTTTTTACGATTTTTTGGCGGAGAAAATTTTTCGACTTTTATGTAAACAAAATTCGATTTTTGTATGCTGCTTTCTCCTTGATATGTTGTTCCCAACGCCACTTTTGTCTAGGATAATCAAACAAATTCGCTTTATGCTCCCCAAAAGTTCTGACATAATGTAAGAAAACCTGAGTGAATTCTTCACCATCGTAAGGTTCACGCCAGTGTTCTGTTTCGAAACCCCAATATATCACACCTTCACCTGTTTTTAAGTGTACCTCTTCACCATCAATAACAAGTGCCCATTCTTTGTCACCATGTAAGTGTAAAGACACAGAAATTTCACAAGAAGCAAAATCCTTATGTTTTTTTAATACTGCTCCGTTGAGATATGTTCTACCAAAAGCATATGTTGGTACAACATTAACTCCTATCGTATCACTAACAAATTTTGTGTAGTCACACAATAACTGTACATATGGTGTGAAATTGTAGATAGATTGAGATAAAGGTACTTGATCATCACCTTCGGCACCTTTTTCTTCACAATAATCTCTAAAAATTTTATAGTATTCTAAAGCATCGTCTTTGCTCATAAAATTAGGAACAATGACGTATTTTTGGTCTTTTAATTTTTGATATTTTTCAAGATTTTCGTGTATCATAATTTTTCTCTTAATGTCGGTAAGAGGACTTGAACCTCCACGTCATAAAGACACTGGAACCTAAACCCAGCGCGTCTACCAATTCCGCCATACCGACTTAAAAAGGGGCGCTCCTTCTACATGGAGGTCTTTTGTACTCCCCTAGAGCCACAAGTCGGACTTGAACCGACGACCTACGGTTTACAAAACCGTTGCTCTATCCAGCTGAGCTATAGTGGCATTTTTTTGAACTCAAATCTGCCATACTTAGATCCCCAAATTTGATGGTGATCTTTCTGGCAGAATCCGAGGTCTTTCACATAATAGTGGGTAGAAGTTAACTCAATCTCGTTTTGGAGATAAGTGTCTCTTCCATTCCAACTAACATAACAATCACATCCAGACAAACCTCCAACAAATGAAGATCCGTTGAATGTAAGGTTGACATCACAACCTAATTTTAATCGTAGCATGTCTTTGGTCAATTTGTCAAGGTTTTGACGCCCAGCAAATTTTTCTTTACCCTCAATCTCATAATTCAAGATTCGGATAGAATCTCCCTCTAATGTAGGGAGTAACACAAACTGACGATATGGTTTGTTTACCTGATACGTGTATGCTTGTTCCCCATAGAACCACCCATCCCAGATAGGAACATGGGTGACTCTAATCATAGCATACTTTGATGGATTTGAAAATGCTTGAATTTTATTTTCAAAACTTCCAGTTAACCATTCATGTAGGGTTTCAATCATCTTGTGGTAATAGTTGGGGATTATCTACTTCAATTTCGAACATCAAAGGATGACATTCTTCTGACACAAGATATGAAGACCATCTATACAGTTCTTCATCATCCCAGTCACGACCAGTTAATGCTTCTGCCGCTACAGAGGGGTGATCTTGTATAATTTGAGGCAACTCATCAAAAGTATAAGGTATACCTTGAATGAAATACATTCTCACGGTCATACCCATGTAAAAACAGTATTGTTGTGAGAGTTGGTATTTCATGGTGATTTCCACACATAACTATTTATGGGTGAAATAGGGCGAGGGGGACTTGAACCCCCACGAGCTTGATGCTCAACAGATTTTAAGTCTGGTGTGTCTACCGATTCCACCACCGCCCCTTGGGACCCTCATATTATATCACACAAACAGACCTTTGTCAGACATGTGTTGAAGTGTTTCTTTCATGCTGCCAATGTGTTCACGACCAATGGCACACTGAGGATAGGTAGCTTCAGATCCAAATTCAGATATGAACTGGTGCTCTGTAAAATGTTTTCCTAACATGTA